TCAGCCTTTATTTGTTGTCAGCAGCCCCCGTTTCGTGGTCTGCGTGTAGTTCCTTGTAAACTGACCTAACGAGAGGGCAAGATATTTATCCCCCTCTTCTCCCGATTTTTCCAAAATTTCACAGGATTCCACCAGCACCATCACCGACTCATCATCCGTCATGCCATTGGAATAAATGAGCCGGACCGGCGTTTTCTCTTTTTGTGCCTTCGTGAGCATTCGAATGTACCAGTCCGGATCCGCGCGGCTGCCCGGTTCCATATAGTGCATCTCATGGTGCGGAAGTTCACATTCGAAGTTATACTCATTCAATGCCTGGTAAGTTGGAACGCTTACCTGTCCGCTGCCGAGCACCTGGTATTTCTCAATATTCAGCTTCTGTTTCTTCTTGATTTCTTCCGGGTTCACCGGAAGCTTATACCGTTTACTCTTGTATTTGATGTACACACTGTAGCTCATCAGTATAATCCCTCCGGTGCTGTTTCCAGTTCATCTCTGAGGATCTGAGCGATTGCCGGTCCGATCTGCTCGTAATCCGTTTCCTTGTGAATATCTCCGGTAAATGTGATTGCGATGTTCGGCGCCAGTGTATTCTGAGCGATTCTCGCAACATAGTCACGTTCTGCAAGTTCCTTCAGATAGCTAATATCCTCATCTTCCAACGACGCCTTGATGCTGCCATTCTTTTCAGTTCCCTTTACGACAGCCGGATCCCCAATCGTTCCGATCGTAGATCCCATACCGCCTCCGCCAAAGAAAGCACTTACTTTTCCGGCGGCGTTGGATCCCCAGTCATAGCCTTTCTTAAAAGAATCACTGTACGAAATCCGATTCATCTGATACTTACTTGTATCGACACGATCAAAGCTAATCTGTCCTTCCGATTTGATTGCTCCTTTGAATTTATCAACAGCACTGGACCATCCACTTACAATACCAGATAAATTAGATCCAAATACTGCATCGATGGCCTTAGCCACGGATTGCATGGTTCCCACCACAAATTTGGCAAGATCAGTGATCAGGTTCACAATTGCAAGGACCGGATTATTTAAGAAATTGGCAAAAAACTCAGCAAATGAGATGCATGCGTTCACCACGTTAAATACAATTCCTGTGAATAGATTCCAGGTTCCAATGAAGACATTTCCAATCACTGCCCCTGCTGTAAACACTGCTCCAACAATAATTCCCGTTGCACTGACTGAAGCACCAGTAATTTTATTAAACGCTGCCACACCGGCGTACAGGACTGCAATCAAGCCTATGACTCCTATCATCATGAGCCCCGCCGGATTCATCGTGCACAATGCATTCCACACCGCTGTCGCCGCATTCAGCACCCACTGGGCTGCCGCAGCTCCATAGGTAAATGTTGCGTATACCGCAAGCGCTGCCCCTAATCCTAAAAGCAGCGGCCCGATGATCGACATGTTATTCGCCAGCCAGCTGACTACCGTCAAGAGCGGCGCTGATCCTTTCTGGATCATGTTCATGGCGTTTGTCCAGACCTGTGCCCAGGTCATCGGCATAGAATTAAACTTCCGGTCAATCTCATCCATCGCCGCAAGCTGGGCATTTTTTACCATCTCTGCCGACAGCATGCCTTTCTCGGCATACTTCTTGATGGAGCCTTCCGCCCATCCCATGTATTTTTCGATATTTCTGGCAATGCTCGGCGCTGCTTCCAGGACGGAATTCAGCTCATCGCCACGGAGTGCGCCGGATCCCATCGCCTGGGTTAACTGGACCATGGCTCCTGCCGCAGCTCCGGCTTCTGTTCCACCGATTACAAACTGCTTATTGATCGACTCAACGAAGGCAATCAGCTCATCCTGGTTTTTAAAGGCGTTGCTGGCATTTAAGCCCAGGCTGGCAATTCCATTCGCTGTGCTCTCAAAAGATGCCCTGGAACGCTGTGCGGAGGCGTAGACCTTATTCTGGAAACTCGGGTCGATAACATTCCCGGAATCATCCGTATTCACAAGGTTCAGCCTGGTATTTGCATTTGCATATGCATCAGAAGCAGAACCAAGCATTTTTCCAACATCGACAGCAGTTTTTACAGCGAAGACACCCGCCAGAGCTTTGGCAACTCGATCAGCAGTTTTCTTTGTTCGCTCCATCTCATCGCCAAGCCCTTTCATCTTCGTATTGGTCTTGTCGGCACCCGCGCCTGCTCCGCTTAATCCTACCCCAGCCTTTGTTCCTGATTTTCCTACCTTATCAAGTCCTGTACTGACTTTATCGGCCGCCGTACTCGCCTTTTCAATCGATGCTGCCGCCCGGTCGGAGGCCTGCATGATTTTCGAGATTCGCGATGAATATCGATCCTGCAACTCAAACACTGCTCTCAGTACTCCCATGTGGTTCCTCCTTCCCTAATGCTTATTCGCAGCTCTCTTCTCCGCCTCAATTCGAAGTTCAATACTTGCTAATACAATTGCTTTCTCCCTGATCGGCATCGTTGCCAGTGTTTCAGGGAGAATATGCAGTTTCTGCAGGGCATAATGAGCCAGACAAAATTCCAGATCATTATGCCTTATGCGTTTTTTGCTTCATCCTTCAAATCGTCGAAATTCTCCAGACCAGACAGCGTCTGAACCTCATCGATCAGGCGATCATATTCATTTGTGTAAAGCATCTTTTTGAGGAGTGAGACCTCCCCGATTACGCCATAAGTTTTCTGGAGCTCTGCATTCTTCAGATCCGGGAATACCACCGCGGCTGCCGTTGTCTCTGCCACATACTTTACACGGTCAAATGTCTGGTTTCCTTTCTTATCCGTCTTGATGCCGCCTCTCTGGATCGCATCACAGATATCCTGTGTCAGCGGTCTGATCACAAAAGGAAGAGGATCCCCTCCTTTTGTTTTAAAACGGCTGGATACGATAATCTCTTTATCCGGAGTTATTTCCGGATGTAAAAAGCCATATAAATCCATTTCTTTCATATCTGCCATAGTCTTCTCTCCTTATCTAAAATTCTCCGGTAACTGGAACGCCTCAAGGCAGTCACAGTCATCGAATGTAAAATCAGAATCAAATGTGATCGGGTCCTCGCTGTCGTCTTCCAGGTATGCGACCGGGACTGTCTTTAAGATCACATGGAACAGCGTCACTGTCTGCCGGCCCACCGTTGACTGCGGATCTTCATTCAGAAACTGCAGGGTGGATGCTGGGTAAACGCCATTCTTTTTGTATCCGAGAAACTCTTTTAATGCATCCGAATTCATGAAGTAAAATGTGCCGGATCCCTCTCCGGTTGCTCCAACAACTTTATGCTGCTTCATACGGTGCCCGAGAAGCTTTTTCTCTGCAACAGTCAGTGTGACATGCGCATCGATCTTCGAAATCTCAAACATTTCACGGTTCTGTCCGCTACGGGTGATAAAGCCTTTTCCTTCAGATCCACCGAGGGTATCACTGAGCTGTGTATAATTTGCCATCTGGCTCCCTCCTTACGTCAGATTTACTGTGATGTAGGCAATCTCCATGCTGCCAACAAGCTGAACTGCAACGGTTACTACCACAGCGTTGATCGCCGTTCCGGCTTCTACTGTGATGTCATCTGCACTGAAATTCTGAATCGCACCGCGGCGTTCCAGATCAGCGAAATACTCAACCAAGGCGCTCTTAAAAATAGATCGTCCTTTCTCGTTATTGTTGTACTTACCTTTGATGTTGGAATCCCAGACCGTTCCGATGTCCTCCCGAATTCCACACGCAGTACGTACAGACCGGTTCTGCTTCATGATGTCACCGAGGGTCTGTGTCGTGCTTGTCAGCGAGTTTACATCTGCCACGACCGTGACATTCTGGGACTTGTCCACAGTAAGGATCAGCTTTCCTGCCTTGATCGCCGTCTCCATCTCCGTCTTTGTCATTCTTGGTGTTACATCGATCGCGCCGACAAACTTTCTTGCGGTATTGGATTCCGTGATCTTTGCCCCGGCCGTTACACCGCCGATCCATGCACCTGTTTCTGCTGCAGTCAGTGTGGATCCATCTGAAAGCGTTACTCCCTGTACGTTGTTGATCACATACTGGCTGTCTGCAACATAATTGGTCAAAACCGCCGTAATGTTCTTACCTTCCTCTTCCTGCATTGCCTTAACCCAGTTTGCGATCGTCTGCTGAGCGGTTGATGCAGATGTTGTGGACTTCAAATACGGATACACGATCACGTTTGCGTCTTCCGTCTTTAACTTTGCAAGCATCGCTTCCACATGATCATCCGTATGATTTGGCGGAAGCTTATATAAAAGCACCGTCTTGGCTCCCAGAAGTGCCAGATTTGCCAGTTTCTTATCTGCAGCAGTTGCATTCTCCGGATAATTTGCCTCCGTCGCTGTGATGCGATAGATAGCACCATCATCTCCCACGGACAGTTCCTGTGCCAGCGCCACAGTTCCCCGGTCTCCGGCCGTGATGCTCAACGGTGTATTGGTAACAAGGTTGATGTACGCTGCCGGAATGACCTTATTCTGGCTTTCCCATATTCCTGCCATCTTTTTCCTCCGTTTCTATATTTGTGTTCATTTCTTCCATCTTCGGGATCTCTTTCTTCTCGTATTCGGTGTAGGTCACATCGAACAACAGATGAAGAACATCATCCACGATAGATGCATTTTTGTTCCTGACATAAAAAGAGATGCCATCGGCGCTTACCACATCAAAACGCCGGAGCATCTTCTGTTTTACTTTTTCACATTCTTTTCTGCGGTTTTCGCTTTCATCACCAGGGAAATACTGAACATCAAAGTTCTGTTTGATCCGCTGTCTTTCTGACAGACGCCGGTTTGCCGTCGTTTCCGTAATCTCTACCAGGATACACGGAAATTCCATATTCTGTGGAATGTTATCCCGGTAGATCTTCTTAAGCTCCGGCACAGATGAGCGGCATTCCGCGGCAATCGCTTTATATAGACTCTCAACCATCGTGTTCCCTCCTGATCCGTTCGATCTCTGCTTTAAAAAGTCCCATCAGCCGCCTGTCGATATAGGAAACGCCTTTCTCCAGCATGTGATGCCCCGGAACAAATCCTGTTGTCTTTCCCGATCGGCTTACAACTCTGTGTCCATAGTTTACAAACTCCGAATAGTCTGCCGTATTGACCACGACTTTCTTGACTCCAGATGGACCTTTCACCGCAGGAGCCGACCGCCAGGACTTTCTCAAATATCCGGTTCGTACCGGTGTATTCTTTTTGGTGTCCCGCACCCCTTCGTTCACTGCCTGATTTAAAAGCTTGATATCGATTTCCGAGAGATCTCCCATCTCCGCTTCCAGGTCTTTCCGAAACGCTTCCAGCGCCGCCTTATTTCTTCGATAATTGGAACTGCTCACGCCTTCTCATCCCTCTCTACTCGGCACTGGTACTGAAAGCTGTAAGGGTGCACCTCTCCAACCCGAAGTTTTACCTTGCGTCCGTTGTGCAGCGTGACCACCACTTTGTCACCTTCCCGGATATCCGTTTCCAGTCCGCAGAAGAGCTGATTAGCCGCCTGCAGGGAATGCTTATGTGCGATAAAGTAACAACAAACCAGAGATAGACAGCAACCCTAACTATTCCGTACAGTAAATGGACAAGTCACATACTTCCTGCATTCGATGATTGTGGTAGAGAAAGAACAGATTAAATGGTATAATTTGAAATACCTTTACATGGTCGCTAAAAATGCAGAAAAGCGAGCAATTTCATAAATGTTATTATTTAGAGCGCAAATGTAAAGCTGTGTTGATAGAAAAAATGGTTTATATTCTTTAAAATCGTTCTCAAAGGAGGGTATAAAATGAAAATTGGAAATAAAATCAACCAATTAAGGAAACTTTCAGGAATGACACAAGAACAATTAGCGGAAAAACTTAACGTGTCCAGACAGACCATTTCTAAATGGGAATCGGACAGCACTTCCCCAGACTTAGAAAGTATCGTTAAAATAAGCAGGATTTTTCATGTGTCATTAGATGATTTGCTAAAGGAAGGAGAAACAGGCGTGGCAAATAAAAATGACGAACAATTAACTTTAGAAGATTTGATGAAAATAAATCTTCATAACAGAAAAATGACATTGCTGCTCATCAGCGGTTTGATTTTTATTATGGTCAGCATATTAAATTTCGCTTATGTAGTTGCGTTGCAAAGCACTACACTTAGCACCCAATATATGTTATACCGATATATCGTTACGGGACAATACGAAAACGCTCCTGTTGATTATATGCGGTTGATGATACCGTCCATTATCGCAGGAGCAATAGGAGTGATTCTGTTCATGAGCTATGCCATTGAAAAAAGGAAAAAAGGAGACTGAAAAATATGTATAAAACAAAGAAAATTATTTTATGTTTCGCTTTATGTGTGCTAATTTTTTCTTTATGTGCGTGTGGAGACAAAAGTAGTGATAATGCTGCTATTTACGGTGAAACCATCGCCGGTCTGGAAGATAATGAACTTTTTGCGATTGTTGATACGAACGCTTCTTCGCCTGTTTTACTTGTCACTTCACAGGTGTATGATGATGGACTGGGAAATCAGGCGGCGCTTAATTGTGAAGTATATTATCTGGTAAACAAAGAAGTAAAAAACATAGGAACGATAGAAAGCATGGGCACCGCATACCCTATCGCTTATGATGAAACAGGTATTTATGCAGCTTCCGGTCACGATATGCAGCGTTTTGAAATTGAAGAATCCGGCGCACTTAAACTGGCAGAAGGCATTTTTGAGCAATTTGACGACAGCGGAAATGCCACTTACACTATGGATAAGGGAGACGAAACAAAGGTAATTACAGAAGAAGAATACTATGCGGTTTTTGAGAAATACAATGACGCTACCATAGTAAGTTTCTCTTATGGTGCATCGGACACTGGCAATGCAAGCGTAGTAACCAACAAAGAATTGGAAGCCAGTCAAGGAAGTATCACAGAAGATATTAATGTACCAGAAATTGTACAACAGATAGCCAGTGAATTTGCAAGCAAAAAAACGGAAGCTGGGTAGTATTAGGATTGGAGAATTGGTTTATTAGAACTTGCGTATACTTATGAAGATTTGAACGGGAAAACATTTGAAGTTTATCAAATGGATTACGAGTGTAAGTCTGATAATCCCCCGAAAGTGACATTGGCGGGAGGAATGACTATGGACGAAAATGGTTGGGTCAGACCAGAATATGCCAATTCCACATTCCTTATTTTTGTAAGACAGGGCAATGAACTTTTTTACGCTACTACCTTAGTAGAAAATGATTGTGCGCCGGGAGATGATATTTTTACAAACGATTTACAAATTGCACTGGAAAAATAG